TGATATTCAGAGTGACTATTTTGATGTTGCTTACTATGTAAGTATTGGTGTCGGTAAGTGGGATAAAGATTACGAAATCGTGGAGGCTGCGTAATGATGAATGTTCTAGGTGGATTTTTAGTTGTCATGGGTTTGTTTGCAATTGCAGGCAGTGCTAATGATTGTGATGGGAAGTGTATGGAATATGCAAACACATGGGAAGAAATGTTTATGGTTTTGACTATTGGGTTTGCACTAATTGGAACAGGTGGGTTTATTCTTTTTAAGAAAAACACTTGACTTTGTTCTGTTAACAAGTTATAATGAAATAGAAAGTGAGAAAATAATATGGGAAAAGTAAATGCTTGGATTATGGATATGCAAGAAAGTGTCCATGCCGCTATAGATGCTGAGTGTGATAACATTCAACAGGTGATTGGGTTTGTTAAACAAGACCCAGACGTTGCTCATGTAGATGAGAACTTCGTAAAAGAATACTACAACGAATGTATGGAGAATATGTAATGGGTTTACTAGTGAATGTTTATAAGACGAATGAAAGAGATTGTACAAACGGTGGTGTGTCTGCAAGGAACATCAAAGGTCTTTGTCTGACTAACGTGCCTGGCCCGTTTGACCCATCTGATGATTACCCTGCCGCTGAGTTGGTAAAACAAACTTTTGGTTTTGGTTCTTCAGTGAAAGTTATTCCAGAGGAATCAAAAGGTAAACAGACAATGATGGGTGGTAACTATGCCGCAACATCTGACTCAAGGTTCAGTGAGATGATTGAATATTTTCTTGGTCACAGTTTCTACGGTGCTGTTCCAATCCACGATAGAGTTGAATAGAATAATGCGTCCGTAGCTCAGTTGGATTAGAGCAACGGTCTTCTAAACCGTAGGTCACAGGTTCGAGTCCTGTCGGATGCGCCAATCAAAGGGGGGAACAATCGTTCCCCCTTTCTGTATAAATAATCTAATAAAGGATTGTTTTAATATGCAGAATTTTTTAGGCAGAGATGGTTTTATTTGGTTTACAGGTGTCGTTGAAGACAGAGATGACCCAGATAAACTTGGTCGTGTTCGTGTACGTTGCGTTGGTTATCATACAGACGATGTAGAAAAGATACCAACAACAGACTTACCTTGGGCATGGGTTATGATGCCAACAACAACAAGTGCCATGGGTGGACTAGGTGAAGGTATGCCGTTCATCGTTGAGGGTAGTTGGGTTGTAGGTTTCTTTCGTGACCCAGACCAATTGCAAGAACCTATTATCATGGGTACACTTCCAGGCGTTCCATCTGAATCACAAACCGTTGACAAGGGATTTAATGACCCACGCAATGAAGGTGCAACTCAAAGTGAAGAAGCATATACATACAAACCAGACTTTGGGCCATATCCAATAAGAACTGCTGATAGTGATATGAGTCGTTTGGTTAAGAATGACTCAGAAAATATTCATCCAGAAATTGAAGAGCGTGATGGTGCGGTAACTGAAGAAGTTCCTATCGCAAACTCTGACATTGACCAGAAAATTTTAGGTGATGATTTATCTACGATAAACACTAGTGAAGTTTGGAAAGATAAAATTGCAACCAATATAGATGTTACCGCAATAACTTGGAAAGAACCTAAGACCACAGACGATTCAATTCGTGGTGCTGACGCAGAAGGTCGCAACCCAGAAACAAAAGAAGATAGAGTTGCTCCTTATAAAAGAAGAAACACAGAATATCCATACAATCGTTCCTATGAAACAGAGAGTGGACACATTACAGAACATGATGATACGCCTTATGCGGAAAGAATATATCAGAAACATAAGAGTGGCACATTTACAGAGATTGATGCAGACGGAAACAAGGTAACAAGAGTGGTTGGACAGAACTATGAGATAGTTGCTGGTAATAATTTCTGTAATATTAAGGGTGATGTCAATCTTACAATCGACTCTAATTGTAGAACATATATCAAAGGCGATTGGAATGTACAGGTTGATGGAAATAAAACAGAAGTAATCAAAGGTAATGTTGTTGAACAATATGGAACTGATGTTGTTATCAATACACACTCAACAACACTAACAGGATTTAGAACTAAATCAATTCTTGGTCTTGAGAACGAAAACGTAGTCGGTGCAGTCGCCCACATCTATGGTGGAATTAAATCAGAAACCGTTGCTGGAGATGTTACGGAAACATTTAGTGGCAATCAAACTACTGCTATCTCTGGTAATCTAGATATTGACGCAAGTAAGATAGACTTAAACTAGGAGATACTATGCCCGCAGTTACAAGAGTAGGATTAGATAGTCATGTAGGTCATGCAAGTCCTACACCAAATCCATTTCATCAAACAGCATATGCAGCTGGTTCTCCAAATGTTTTTACAAATGGTGCAAAGACTGTTCGTATAGGAGATGCCACAGGATGTGGTGACCCAGCAACAGGTGGTAGTGGAACTGTTTTTGTAAATGGTATTGGTGTTCATAGACTAGGTGATGGAACTGGTGGACATGGTTCTTGGGTGCCGAACGCATCTGCATCTGGTTCTGGAAATGTTTTTGCTGGTGGGTAAAACTGACTAAATAATACAAAGAGAGATAAGGGATAACAATGGCAGTAAACTCCGCATACAGAGATGCACAATCAACTAACGATTCAATTCGTAGTGCAAAGGTTTATAAAGATTTAAATCTTAATTTCACAAAGCATCCTGTGAAGAAAACCTTATCACCACTAACAGATGTTTCTGCTGTAAAGAGAAGTGTTCGTAATCTTGTAATGTATAATCATTATGAAAAACCTTTTCATCCAGAGATAGGTTCTGGTGTTAGGGGTTTGTTGTTTGAAAACATGAGTCCATTTATATCAAACACGTTGCGTAAAATGATTGAAGATACAATAATAAACTTTGAACCAAGGGTTGAACTTGCTGAGGTCGCAGTCAATCCTAACTTTGATAATAATGTTTATGAAGTAACTGTAGAATTTTATATTATTAATTCTCCTTCAGAACTTGTGGATATGACTTTTAACTTAGAGAGAATACGATAATGGCAACCACAGATAAACGATTAAATGTAACTGACTTAGACTTTGATGATATAAAATCAAATCTAAAAACATTCATGCGTAACCAAGATGAGTTTACGGATTATGATTTTGAAGGTTCTGGCATTAATGCATTACTTGATGTGCTCGCATACAACACACACTACCTTGCAATGAATGTTAACATGGCTGCAAACGAAATGTTTCTTGATACCGCATCTGTTCGTGCGTCAGTTATTTCTCATGCAAAGACTTTAGGTTACACACCCAATTCTGTTCGTGCTCCATCTGCAACAGTAAATGTTACATTAAATAATTTTCCATCAACACTAACAACCGCAATCATTCCAAGAGATACAGTTTTTACTGCAAGTGTCGATGATGTGTCGTATCAATTCCGCACATTGTCAGATTATCAAACTACTGTCGCAAACGGTGTTATATCTTTTTCTAATGTTCCTATACATGAAGGTACAATGGTAAAGAATAGATATGTTGTTGATACAAAAAATGTTGACCAGAAATTTAAACTTACAAATGAAAGGGCAGACACAACATCTTTAAAAGTTCAAATATATTCTGATGCGTCTTCTTCAACCTTTTCAACATATAATCTTGCTACAGATATAACTAAAGCAAGTTCAACCTCAAACGTATATTTTCTACAGGAGTGTGATGATGGTCAATTTGAAATTTATTTTGGTGACGGTATTGTTGGTCGTGCATTGTCTGATAACAATGTTGTGGTTATGGAATATCTTGTAACGAATAAGACCGCATCAAATGGTGCAAAGAATTTTTCAACTACTGCTGCAATATCTGGTGTTACTGATATTACTACAGCAACAGTATCCGTTGCATCTGGTGGTGCGGAAAGAGAATCTATTCAGTCTATTAAATTGAATGCTCCTCTTGATTACGCAGCACAAGGTCGTGCGGTTACCCCAGAAGATTACAAAACAATTATTCCAAAGGTGTATGCAAATACAAAGTCTGTGCAAGTATGGGGTGGAGAAGATAACTCAACTCCTGTATACGGACGTTCATATATTTCAATCGTTCCAACATCTGGTTCTATCACTGCTTCTGCAAAAGAACAAATAGTAAAAGACTTAAAGAGCGAATATACTATCGCATCCGTGACACCTGTTATCGTTGACCCCATTACAACTTCTGTTCGACTTGGAGTAACATTTAAATATAATAAAAAGAATACAACAAAGACTGCTGAAACTTTGGTAAGTAATGTTACAACAACATTACAAAACTATGATACAAATAATTTGCAAAAGTTTGATGGTGTCTTTAGACACTCACAACTTACAGGTTTGATTGATGATACGGATGAATCTATTTTGTCTAATATCACCACAGTAAAACTTGGTCAGTCCTTTACGCCAATCTTAAATACAAATACAAAGTATGAACTTGAATTTAACAATGCAGTATATAATCCACACACTGGACATATGAGTTCTGCTGGTGGTGTAGTTTCATCAACAGGATTTAAAATCTCTGGAGACTCTAATGAGATGTTCATTAATGATGATGGTAACGGTATAGTTAGAATGTTCTACTATACAGATGGAACAACCATTACATACAAAGATGAAACTGCTGGTACAATTGATTACAACACTGGCAAAATTATATTGACTGCATTTAATATCACATCTGTCTCTAACATTGACGGTGCGTCTTCATCTAAGGTTAGAGTTGTTGTTACACCAAATTCAACTGACGTTGTTGCGGTACGAAATCAAATTTTACAAATTGACTTTACAAACACAACTGTTACTTCAAATGAGGATACAATTGCTGGTGGTGGTGCATCTGCTGGTGTTGGTTACACAACAACAACATCATATGAATCTACATCTGCTTCAACTTCTAGTGGATACTAATAATGTCGTATGATGACAATACGCTAACAAATAAGTTATCACCTTTAATTAGAACGCAACTGCCTGAATTTATTCAGTCAGACCATCCAGTATTTTCTCAGTTTATTAGAACGTACTATCAGTTTCTTGAAAGTGCTGAAGTTACATTTAGTGAAGTAAATAATTATCTTGTTCAAGAAACAACTTCAACTAACTTTGTTTTAGATGAAAATGAAGACAATGTTGTTCTTGAAGATTCGGATGCAAAGTTTACTGTTGGAGAAACTATCACTGGATTAACTTCTGGTGCAACCGCAACAGTTCTTGTTGATGACGTAGATAACAATAAAAGATTATTCATCTCATCTCAAAATCAATTTATTTTAGGCGAGACTGTTAACGGTTCAGTTTCAAATTCATCTGGAACAATTCAAACCTACAAAGCAAACCCTGTACAAAATATTCAACAACTTCTTGAATTCGCAAACGTAGACTCAACTATCTTCCAATTCCTTGATAACTTTAGAGATGCGTTCCTAGATGGTATGGTTGACAACTTAGCAAGTGGTGTTGACAAAAGAAAACTTACAAAGAATATTCGTGACCTGTATGTATCAAAAGGTACAAGAAAAGGTCATGAGTTATTCTTTAGGCTTCTCTTCAATGATGATGCAACAATCTCATATCCAAACGAACAGATGCTTAGAGCGTCTGATGGTATTTGGACAACCAGACGGATTATGCGTTGTACCGAAACTGCTGGTAATGCAGAAGAGTTAATTGGTCAAACAATTACTGGTGTTACTTCTGGTGCAACTGCAATCCCTGTATCAACAATTGGTATTCGTGAAGCGTTCACTGACATTGTTGAAATTGAGATTGACATAGACACACAAACAGGAACATTTGTTGCTGGTGAAACTATTCAAGGTATTTCAAATGTATCTGACCAAGACGTTTCTTTATCAATTCTTTCTGTTATTGTAGATGCAGATATCTCTGGAACAGATGAAGGACAATACTATACTACTGGACAACAGGTTAATATTGCAACTGCTGGTTCTCAAACTGCATCTGCAATAATCAACACGGTTGGTTCTGGTACGGTTACAAGTATTGAAATTGATGACGCTGGTTCAAATTATGCAATTGGTGACGCAATTAACTTTAGTAATACTGGTACAGATGGTGTTGGTATTTCTGCTGAAGTTAAAGTTGTTGGTGGTGCAGTATCGCCAGAAACAGGTGACGTTGCTGAATACGGAATGGCACTGACTGACCACATCTCTCTAGAAGAGGGAACTCAGTCTTTCATGAATGACACTTATCATGGAACTAAGATAGTTCTTGAGGATGCAACCTTTGGTAATGCTCCAGGCAGTAATGTTAATGAACGTGGGTCTATCACAGACATTCGATTAATCAATGGTGGGTTTGGTTATACAAAACTTCCAACTGTTTCAAGTATTAGCACATCTTCTGGTACTGGTGGTAAAGTTTTACCAGTTTCAAATAGCGGTGTTGGTTCTATTAAAGATATTGAAATAACAAACTTTGGTTTCAATTATTCTTCAGCACCAACCTTTAGTGCATTCAGACACGCTGTTATTAAAGATATTTCTGGAACATTTTCTATTGGTGATGCGTTAACTTCACATACAGGTACGGTTACTGCATTTGATAGTGCAAGACAATTGCTCTCTATAAACACAACTACAAATTTATCTAATGGAAATTCTATTGCCACATCTGGTGCAAGTGCAACTATTGTACAAGTTGACTCTGCAACTATTACTCCTACTGTTGGAACTATTGCAACAACAAGTGGTGAGTTCTTAACAGAACGTGGTAAGATTTCATCTGATGTTATGAGAATTCAAGACTCCAATTATTACCAAGATTATTCATATGTGGTCAAGGTTGGAGAATCAATTAATACATGGAGAAACGCAATCAAGAGAACTGTCCATCCTGCTGGTTGGGCTGTCTTTGGTGAGGTTTCAATTGTCACATCTGTGACTGCTGGTGTTAATGCGTTTACTGCTGGTGACCTTAGTGTACCAGAAGGTTCATTCACACCAGAACTTGCATCACTTCTTACTACTGCATTTACTACTATCTTCGGAAGAAGACTTGGTACGGTGGATGATGGAACTTCGGTTCGTGCAACTCCTTCGGTTGGTTCTGATGCCATTCTTTCAAACACTGAACGTGACCTTACTCTTTCAAGAATTAATACAATCCATGTTGGTGTTATTCGTGCGACTGAAAACTTTGGTATAGGGTCAACTCTTGAGAACCTTGCAAAGTATGCTTTCGCAGTTGAACCAATGTTGACAGATTCAGAGTTACCAAACTATCCAGACTTTAGAAGAAAAGCAAGAAGTGGTAACAATGATAGAGCGTATTTTAATATTGAACAATTCGGTCAGTTTAGAATTAATCAAGTATCAACTCCATTAGAGACAGCAGAAACATTTGATAGTAGTGTTACTCAATTTGATTCTAATACTGTTGCATTTGATGGTAACGATGTGACAATTCCACAAGCTGCATACACAACACGAATTAATGTTCCACCGCCTGGCGAAATCAAGATATCTGGTGGTGCAAGAATAAATGCATTTGATAATAACTTTATCAGATTTGATACAACTACGGAAACATTCGATGAAACTGTATTGACTACACTAATGAGTGATACTGGAATTAAGTTTGATAGTTCATCTGTCAAGTTTGATGGTTCTGGTGGAGATGCAGTTCCAAGAGATGTCGGTGGTCTTTATAATGTTGACTTCAGTGATACGAGTACATCCTTTGACAGCGGTATAAATAAGTTTGATAAATCTTTTAATATACCATTGTTTGAGAGGTTTGATTCACTTAGTTTCAAATTCGATAATAGTAACAAAACTTTTGACATAGGGTAAACACCCTTATAAATAATAGAAGAAAGATTCTAACAGGAGAAAAATAAAATGGCATATCAAGCACTTGGTCTTGGTTCTTCCGCTAATGACGGTACTGGTGATGACCTCAGAACTGGTGGAGACAAGATTAATGACAACTTTGTAGAAATCTATACCAAACTTGGTAACGGTTCTGCATTATCAAATCTTACATTTCCAACTGGAACTGATACGATTGTAGGAAGAGCAACGACTGACACTCTTACTAATAAAACTATAACCGCACCAACCATATCATCAATTACAAATGGTGGAACTGTAACTATTCCATCTGGTGCTGATACACTTGTTGCAAGAACATCTACGGATACTCTTACAAATAAAACTTTAACTTCACCAGTTTTAACAACACCTAAGTTTGCAGACGCTGGTTTTATCGCAGATGCAAACGGTGCTGAACAAATCATTTTTCAAACAACTGCAAGTGCAGTAAACGAAATTGAAGTTACTAACTCTGCAACTGGTGGTAATGCTTCGGTAGCAACATCTACTGCACCAATTATCGGTGCATCTGGTGAAACCAATGTTGACCTTGCACTCCTTCCAAAAGGAACTG